TGGCGGAGTGATTGAACGCAATGCAAAGGAATTTATCAATATAGCGCAAAATAATGTGCAAGACGATACGGGAAATTTAAGCCGATCAATTGGCTTTATTGAAAAGAATACCCGCTACAGATTTGCAGCAGTTAGATTGATAGGTGCAAGGGTTTACGGAGGCTACAAGGGCTATCACGCTTATATTTATGAGCACGGAACTCAACAGCGTACTTATAACGGCGCAAATCGCGGGAAAATGCCTGCCAATAACCAAATGAGCAAAGCATTTAACACTTATAAAGATACTTTTACCAGCAACACAGAGCGCGAGATTGTAAAAATAATTTCAGAGAATGCTCGCAAGGCTGGTTTTGATGTGAAATAAAAAAATAAAAATATACAAATGGCAACTACTGGAATTACCAACGGCACGCTGATTGCAATCTATAAAGATGTAAGCGGCACTTTGAGCAAAATTGCAAACGCAACTTCTAACGATTTCGACATTACAAAAGATATGATCGAAACCACCAACAAAGACAGCGCAGGCTGGAAAGAGTTTATTGTTGGTGAGGGTGGGTTTACTATGAATGTTGATGGAATGTTTGAAGAGGATGGCTCTGTAGGTTCTGGCGGCCTTTCTTGGAAAGACATTATTACCGATCTTTTGGCTGGCACTACTGTAACTATTGTAATGACTTCAAATGTTTCAGGCGATATCAAGTTGAGCGGATCTGCTTTCTTTTCAAACTTGACTTTGAGCGCACCAAATAACGATGTTACAACTTTTACCGCGTCTATCCAAGGTACTGGCGCATTGACTGTGAGCACTGTTACTCCATAATATGCAGCAAATAAAAATCGGGGGTGTAACTCACCCCCTTTATTTCTCTATGCTATCAATCGAGCAGGTTTTTTCAGATCTGCAAGTTGAAGATTTTGCCAAGTTGGGCGCTGTAATGAGCACCAAAACCGCAGGCAACTCTTTGAAATTTGGTAGAGCGTGCGCCTTCGCAGGGATTGCTGGAGGCTACAGAAAACAGGGCGAAAAGTGCCCCTTTGTTTCTGCCGATGCTTTGGGCGATGAGGTTAGCTCATTTGCTGAACTTGAGCCCGCGATTATTGGATTTACGAAAGCAGTTGAGGAATTTTTTAAACCTGCTGACGATGTGGCCCCAGTTGAGGGAAAGTAACAGGCGGCAAGGCTGAGCCCTTGACCTTTGACCGCCTTAAGCAAATAGGCTTCGGCGAGATGCTAATGAGTGAGGAAGATTTCGCTAACTGCTCGCCCTATTATTTTAGGCTGCGATTGCACGGAATGAGAAAAGCCCAAACTCACCAGTACAGAAACCAATGGGAACTAAGCAGATGGATGGCCGCCACAATGATAGCACCACATTTGAAAAAACCGATAGCACCGCAAAAGCTTATGAGATTCCCTTGGGAAACTGACCAAGCCGAAAATGTGCAGGAGGTAATTGAAAAGTACAGACACATATTTAACAAATTAACCCCACCCCCTCAAGCGTGAAAGCTGTAACCGCCCTCTACAATATACTAAGTAACAACAGCGCACTTACTGCCGTTGTGAGCACCAGAATAAACCCGTTGAGAATCCCAGAGAAAAGCGCATTGCCTGCTCTGGCTTATCAAGTTGTTAGTAACCGCGGTAATATGAGCAAAAGCAGCGCTTCAAAGTCTGACTTTACTCGGGTGCAGGTTATGATTGTGGCAAAGACTTACGCCTCAGCGATCGAGGTGGGCAACTTGGTGCGCAATGCGATGGAGGTTGCAACCCCCAACACTTTCAACGGGGTTAAGGTGCAGGTCATCGAATATGATGGCGAGGTGCATTTGGCTGAAGATAATGCAGGATTTGCAGGGCTTTCTACGATTGGGATGGACTTTATAATTAATTACACAAGATAATGGCAACGCAAAGCAGTATAAACATAGCACTGAGCGCCGATACCTCGGGACTCAATAAGAATATGGCCCAAGCCGCTCAGACAGTTGAGCAGGGTGCGAAGAGAATGGCAGAAACCAGCCAAAAGGCGGGCGAAGCTATTGCAAACGCTTTGGGAAATATGAGCGTGCGCGATGCCATTAAGGAGGTAAGCCAAGCGATTAACGATCAAAAGGCGATCACCTTAGAATATCAAAAGCAACTCCAAAGCCTCAGAGATAAAAGCGCCGCAATGAGCGCCGCAGATATCAAAGGGCAGAGAGCGCTGAGAAAAGAAATTGACGCTGTTAAGGCTTCGATTGCTGGCCAAAAGTTAGGAATTGCTGACCTTATACAGGAAAAGAAAGTACTGGAGGCAGAACTTCAGAAAGAGATTGATCAGGAGAAACAACTGGCCAAGGCTACAACTGAGGCAAACAAAGCAAGCAGAGAGCAAAAGACAGTAAACGGCGCCACCCGTGCAAGTTTGAACGGTTTGGCCACTTCGTTCAGTTCCGTATCGTCAATAATGGCGATAGTTGCTGACGATAACAAAGAGCTGCGAAACGCTTTGATGGCTACCAACGCCGCGCTGAATTTCTCTGCCGCTGCTATGCAGGTGCGAGATTTGAGCAAAGAGTTTGGAGGCTTGGGAAATGCGGCTAAGGATGTAGGCAACTGGATAAAAGCAAACCCCTATCTTGTTGCTGCTGCTGCCATTACTGCCATAGGCGTGGCAATTGCAACGGCTGAAACTGAGGCTGAGAAATTTGCAAGGATTCAGGCGGAGGTTAACAAAGAACTTGCCGACGCCACCAGTTCAGCAAAGGCGAACGCTGTAAGTTTAAACGCTTATCTGGATATTGTTAACGATACCACCAAAAGCGAAAAGCAAAGAAAGGGCGCACTGCTTGCATTGAAAGAGGCAGGCATTGCAGTTGATGACCTCAATTTAAAAACGGCTGAAGGTTATAGAAAATTAAATGCCAGAGTACAGGATTCAATTAACCTATCAATTCAAAAGGCTATTGTTGACAAAGCAGCCTCAAAGATTGCCGAAATTGAGTTAAAACGAATCGAGGATATTAATGAGGCGCAAAAGTCGCAAAACGGCTTAATGAAATCCTTGCTGGGGGAACGGATTGCAAGCGCAGCCGCAGCCAGTACAGAGGTTTACATTAACCAAAACGCTGCCGCAGCAACTCAACTCTATACTGACGCAATTAAAAACGCATCGATACAGGTTGCAGAATTGACTCCAAATGTAGAGGCCGCAAACAATGCGCAGACAAACTACAACAAAGGAATCAAACAAGGCGCCAAAGATGCGGCATCTTTAGAGAAAGAGCTTAAAAAATTAGAGGACGGATTCCAGAAACTTGCCAAGCCTCAAACCTCTGGCGGGCAATTCATTCCTCTGGATCCGATGGAGGAAGCCAAAACAGAGCAGGAGCGAATCCTCGATGACATTACGAAATCGCAGGAGAAATTCAAAAAGAAAGGCCCGCTAACTTCTGAGGATATTTTCGGCGCAGATGAGGTTGCGCAGGATGTGCAGGTGATCACTACAGAGATAGGCAAAATTCCGCCCGCCTATGAAGAGATGGCCAACAGATCCAGCGAAGCCTTCAGAATGCACCAAGCAGAGCAAAGAGCCTCAGCAATCAAAGCAGAAGAGTGGGCGCAGAAACAACTGCAAGCGCTTGAAAAAGTAAACGCTGCTTTTGCTACCTTGCAAAGCGAAGCCGCTGTAAGTTTCGGGCAGTTTATTGGGGATTTGGTATCTGGAGAGCAAGACGCGGGCAAAAACTTCGGTAAAAATATGCTGGGCGCTATTGCCTCATTTATGGACTCTTTGGGTAAGGCTTTGATTGCTACGGCAGTCGCTTCCGAGGCTTTCCAAAAATTAATTTTAACCAACCCAATCGCGGCAGCTGCTGCGGGTGTTGCATTGGTTGCAGGTGCTGCCATTGTGCGAAATAGTTTGAAGGAAGGCCCAGAGGTTACGGCATTCGCAGAGGGGGGTATTGTTTCAGGGCCGACGCTGGGACTTATGGGTGAATATCCAAACGCACGCAGTAACCCTGAAGTTATTGCACCACTGGACAAATTGCAGGGAATGCTAAACACAGGATCTCAATCTGGTTTTGTGGCATCTACAACAATTACAGGGAGAGATTTGGCTATTGTGCTCGAGCGTTATAATAAAGACAGCAAAAGGGGTTAATTTCGCAATATGGCACGCAAATACTACGGCTCTTTTTATTCTATCACTGGCAAACTCAACCGCGTAGAGATTTGGGACGGCCCAACAGGAACGACTCCCGAAATACAGGCAAGGCTCTACGCTGCACGGGTGCAAGCTGCGGGAGGATATCAAGAGGGCGCTGGGTGTTTGCTGGAGAAATTGCAAAGCCTCAACGGATCTATTGAGTTGACTTTGGCGGCCGATGGCTACCAAATCGAAAGAGACGGCGAAGGAGATACTTTTTATCAAAACCCTATAAGGCCATCGCGCTCCACTTCTTACTGGGTAATTCCGCTTGATACTATTTTAGGGGAGTTCAAACAGATTGCAACAAACTCAGAACAGTATTGGGCTGTTTTGATTTATCAGGATGACGTATTGCAGCACGTCGGCAGGGTGTTGGCTGATCAGATGACTTTTTTACGCGAGTCTATACAGAGCAAGCCAGTTATTTCATTGGCTGCCGTGGATGGCTTGGAGTTGCTCAGCGGTTACAAAGTGAGCAGCGATTGGTTTACAGATGGCAAAATACAGATTTCGCAGTTATTCCGCAGGTGTTTGGATTTTCTCGGACTAAAAGAGTACTGGGTAATTGACGGCACCAATTCAGACTATTTGCGCGACGCTGTAAGCCCTTACTCAAGCGATGCAAGTCGTAAGGGTATTGATCTACTGAAAGTCGATTTAAACACATTTGTGAGCGATTACGACGCTTTCAAAGATATTACCGCCAGCGATGTGAACGCTTTTCAGTATGCCAGTGAGAATATGGTGGACTGCAAGCAAGCACTTGAGCAGGTTTTGGATATCTTGCAGGCTCGGTTTATTCTTGAGTCGGGCAAATATTGGCTCGTTTCTGCGGCCGAATATCTTGGAACGCTTATTGATTACAGGCAGTATTCCTATACCCTCCAGTACATTGGGGCAAGCACTTACACCCACACGGTTGTATTGGGTAATGATGTGCGCCCGCAATGGATGGCTAAGCCTTCGCTTACTTATCAGGCGGCTGCCAAATATGTGCAAGTTGATACCGAGCGCACGCTTAACACTGGAGTCTATCGCACTTACCAAAACCAATCGACTGGGCTTTTGGGAAGTGGCTTTTCTGGCATCCCAACAGGAACAAATCCAGATGAGGCACCGCTGAGAGTTAGATTTGCGATAAAATTTGCGCGACATATTTTTTCAGGAACTACAACAGGCCCAGAGGATGGCACAAAAGTTGAAATACAAATCTGGCTCACTGATAGCTCGGGCAATATTAAGATATTAGACAATACAAATTTCTACTGGGTTTCTCACACAGGCCCAATCCCTGTAAGAAAGGAAATAATAAAAACCGACACCCAGTCAACCACTTGGACATCATTTGTTTTTGATAAGCAACTGAGCACGGCGCCCGCTGGATTTGATACGTTGAATATAGGCGTGAGTCGGGTTGTAGCTTACAAGGACAGATGGAACATTTTAGGCAAAAAGTTAGGCACTCCAGCGACATTTGACAAAACTTACTGGGGATCTGTTCAGATTGCTTTTGCCGACGCTTCACCCTACCAAAACCCAGATTTCACTTTTAATATTACCGAGGTTTACACGCCAGACACTGAAAGCAGCGTAAACTCAACGCCTATAATTGTAACCCCAAAATACTATTACTCAAGCAGCAAATATGCAACGGGCAATATTTTGGCCTACAATGGAACTACCGATGTAATCGCAGATGACTGGTTTGGCGGCTGGGATTCCACAAGCCACGGATCTCCCACCGAAATGCTCGGGCAGGGGATTGCAGGATTGTATAAGGATTTCGTTCCAACAATACAGGGCACTTGGATTGATGCAGGAACTTTGACCGCAATCAAATCGCTTTATTTTGATGATTACAAGTGGATATTTAACGGGGCAGTATATTCGGCACGCTCTGAGCAATGGAGTGGCGAGTGGTTGGGATTGGTTCCAATTTACACAGGGCTGACTTCCAGCGGGGAGGGTTTGAAACTGGGCGGAGGTTTAAAGGATCGCGTCAACTACCACGAGGAACAGATAGGCCGATTAAATGACTCGGTGCAGCGTGTTCCTGCTTTGATGCTTTCGGAATTGGTGAACGATGCCGATGGAGCGCCTGCCTCATTCCCTACGCAAAATACCAGATATGAGGTAATGGTGCAGTACAATCACGCCGATGAGCAAATGGTTTGGCACCTGCAAGAGCATAACGCATCTGTGGTTTACACCGCAGGAACGCACACAATTACAAACGGCTACGAGCTGATTATTTGCAACACTACGGATGGCAATGTTGTAGTAAACCTGCCCGACGCAACCGAGAGTAAGGGTAAAAAGTAC